CCCGCGCTTTCGCGCGGGCCATCGTTCATTCTTCAGTCAGCTCAAAAAGCTTATCCGTCATTTCGACGAGAGCGTGTGCGACTTTCTCCAGATCGTCAGGGGCATCGAGGAGCGCCACAACAATACCGTCACCGCCGCAGCAGCTCTCTTCGTCAACCCGACCAACCTCGAAGCGGCCCGACTTTTCGAAGACGTATCCGCCAGGATCCTCGTCGCTGAGTCCTTCGTCGTCTGCGAACATGTAGATGTCGCGCCTTCCGCTTTTTTTGGCGCCTTCGATGATGTCATACGCGACAGACACCGTATGTCCGCCTTCATTGACGCGAAGGCGGGCCAATTCCGCATAGTCGTAGTCATCGATACCTTTGGGATGCCCGGCATGGATCTGGCGCGTGATGGAAGCCTTGACCTCGTCGACAGTCAGCTCGTTTTTCATTTTCATTTCCTATTATTCGGCTGAATATTTTATGCGGCCCGCGCTTTCGCGCGGGCCTCGGATCAGGCGGCTTCGGGCTTTTTCCAGCCAGCCGCCTTCAGGGAAGCCTTGGAGCGAGCGCGGGGCATGTTCGACGAAGACCTCCTCCAGATCTGGAGATCAGAGAACCAGATCGCCTCAGCCTCGTCCCTGTCGTGTGTCAGGACCACGACTTCAGGGGACAGGTAGGTCGTGCGCTCAGACGCGTCGACGTCCTTCCCGTCGACGTTGACGGTTCGCTCGACGACGTCGACATACGTCACCTCGTAGACTGTCATAAGGAAGCCCGAGGGGGCCTTGTGCAGGAACCATCTGTATTCCTGGCTGGCGTCTGGCGAGATCATTCGTCCCGATTGCATCATCGTTCCGCTGAGCCGGTGAGCTTTCTCTGCGTGACGGAGCCGGATACCTGCCCGAGGCAGCTCCGCACCGGCTCTCGCTTCGAGACGGGCCAGCAGGGCGGCGGAGATCTTCTCTTTGACCTGGTCAGGACTGAAGCCGAACACCTCAAGCTGGTCAGATGCCAACCTCTCCTCCCTGCGCCGGCTCTCTTCGATGTTCCGGCGGTTCTCGTCGATCTCATATGCGACGCTCGCGGCCGCGCTCAGTGTGGGACGGTCTTGCATGATGCTCCCTTTCATGCGTTTACCATCATAATCTAATTCAAACGGGATGTCTTACAAGCTCCAGCGATGCTAAAAATACGCTCAAAAAGACGATAGATAGGAGGTGGCATGCTCGATGACGACGAAGGCCATGATCGCGGGGCTGACGGGCGGCAGAAGGGCGCCGAGGAAGTGCGTCGCCAGGTCGATCCGGCTGGCATCAGGCCAGGCGAGTGCGAGGTCGATCAGGATCCACATGTTGATCGCCCAGCAGGCCGCAACGACGATAACGAAGGGGCTCATCTGACAAAATCCTGACGGCTGCGGATGACCTTCATGGCTTTCCGTGATCGCTTCACGCCTCTCAGCATCTCCTGGTTATAGATGGTCACGACGCGGAGACTCTTTGGTTCGACGACGGCGTAGAACAGTCCGTCAGGATCGACGCGGAAGCGCCAGATGTCCCTGCCGTCCTTGGCTTTCATGACTCGATGAACGAGGCCGTCTGAGCCGGCCTTGAGGGCAGCCTCGACGGCTCGGATGACGATCGCCGGATCGACGGAGATGATGCCTCTCTCACGTGCCCTCTGGACGGCATGCCAGGACATGGGGGGAGATGACGTGCGGCTGGCGTCGGGATTTGCGTCGAGCATCTTTTCCTCCTGGTGATCTACTCATGATCTATTCCAGAACAGATGATTTTCAACATCGGGACGCGCATGATTGACGAATTAAAGGATTATTATTCGCATCTTAAGCTTGCTCATGGCTCGCGCGGCCGCCAGGGTTACGATTAGCGTCGGGTCAGCGTGGTCAGCCTATGCTCCTCCACCTCCCAGACCCCTTGACCGGTCCAGATCAATGAACGCCCTCATCTTCATCACCCTGCCCTCCTTAGCGGCCTCGTGACGCCGGATGGCCGCGGATCGGCCCAGATCCCCCCGCCCTGCCCTCAAGCTCTCCTGAGGCGCTGTGAGAGCGTCCTAATCGTCGCCTCATGCATCTGATGATCACCCCGACGCCTTGAGAGCATAGACGCAATAATATTGCGTTAATGTCATCATCCGAGCACGAAATAGAAAAAGGGTCCTTCTGGGAGCCCTTTGCATGGTCGGGGGGGCGTCGAGGCCGCCATGCGCGATTTTTTGGGCCCTTAGGGGGTGTGCAGAGGTGGTCTAAAATACAATGACCCGAAAACCCTTATAAATATGGGGTTTTGAGGGCTTATTTTCACCAAAATAGGCCCTCTAAGTCTGAAAAGATCATTCCCGCAGATGATTATTTTTGGGGGGACGCATGGTTGGCGTGCTGAACTATGAAAAATGGAAATTCGTTCGGCCGGGGCGCACGGCGCCCCGGCCTGGTCAGATCAGAGACGGGCCAGGGCTCGTGCATCATGGAGAGAGCGCTCTTCCGCCTCTTCCTGCTCCAGCTCTCCGAGGCGAAGCTTCACACAGTCCATGAACTTTTCACGGTTGATGATCGTTTTTCGCGCGCTGATCTTGAGGCGCTTCACGCGAGAGGCTTTGGTCGTTTCGGAATAGTAAGGAAGCCGGCGCAGCGCCTCATTTACCTCCGCGCTCCTTTTCGAAGCGGCATACGCCTCGATCGGCTCTCCGGTGATTGCAGCGAAGGCTTCGTTGGGCGTGATGTAGCTGTAGTATCTGTGTCCGAAGCACGCGATGTCGCCGTCTTCCTTGGGCGTCTCCAGCCATTCTCTGATGGCCTCGACGTCTGCGTCGACGTTGTCGACGATCATCGCGTTGCCCTGCAGCTTCTCAGCGTATTTGCGCGACTCCGGGGAGATATCGAGCATCAGCGTCCCATCGGGCTTCTCGAAGCGCATTTGGCGATAGATGTGGAGCGCTTCCGCCCATAGTTGCTGAACTTCTTTTTGCAGGGTATCGATGTCGATCTTTTCCGCGTCATCGGCCATATTGATAGGCCAGTAGCGCCTGTTTCCGGTCGGGTCAGTGAGATAATCGCCGGGGTTTTTCGATCCGACGAAAATTCCCGTCCGGCGGTAGTCTGCGCTGTCGGAGCGATACGCGAGGCGGGTCCTGTCAGATCCTCGGGACAGGAGATTTTTGACCGTTTCGTCACGGCGGCCCTTCGTCGCGTCCATCTCGGCGACCTCTGCGATGATGCACCCCCGGATCGACTCGACGAGAGCCCTGTCGGATTTCATTGCGTCCTGTCCAAGGGCCACGAAATAATTCCCGGCCAGGGTCGCCCAGAAGGTCGACTTCATAGCTCCTTGCGGCCCCTCCAGGATGGGGATGAAGTCGAATTTGTGGCCGGGCTCGAAGACCCTCGTGACGACCGCAACGAGGGTCTGCCTGGAAACCTCGCGGTGATAGACATTGTCTTCAACGCCGGCATACCGGTGAAAGAGCGTTTCGAGCCTCTCGACTCCGTCCCACGGTTCCTTCTCGAAAAATTCCTTCACCGGATGAAAGGGATTTCTGCGCGCAGCGTTCAGAAGCCCGATCTTGGCTGCTCCCACTTGAACCTGGCAGTCATACCCCCCGCTTCTCTCGGGAGCTTGAAGGAAGGTGAGGGCGACGCCGATATGAAAGTCGTTGACGGGCTCGTTCTCGACCGTGGGGGTCACGTTCATGACGCCCATGACGCCAACTTTGAAGGGGCGCGAGAGAACCGGCGTCTCCATGAACTCATCGTATCGGAACGTTCCTTGGAGCCTCTCGTCAGCGGCGAGGATGAGGCCCGCGTTGTATGCGGAGGCGACGACCTGGCCCTTCTTCGTCCGGGCAACGCCGTCGACGGTCCACTCGTCAGTCGATGCATCGTCGCGATCGTCCTCGATGAGATGATCCGCGACTGGCAGGTGGCGATGCAACGGAGAGCGGGCTTCGGCGGGAAGGTTGACGATTTCGTCGACAAGGAAGTCGTCGAGGCTCACTGCCTCGTGCGTGATATCGGTCATTTTTTCGATCCTGAGTTGCGGTTGGTAGCCGCGGGTTGGTTGGTGCGGGCTTGTGCCTGCAAATACCATTTAGCTGCATGTCAACGAATATCAACGTCGCACAGACAACTTTATCGGCATCGTATTAATTTTTTAATCGAGGCCGATGTTTTTCTTGATTCATAAGCGCCGGGTTCTATGTCTCTAATAGCGATCAAACGACATCGCGATTAACGCACGGCAGGAGAGCTTCGATGCTGGATTTCATTACCAACGAGACGACACAGCAGGCTTGGGATCGACACAGATCCCAAAGAGAGAGGCTCTTGGTTCTCCCCGGGACGATGCGCCAGAAGTTTCACCATCGGGATGCCCGGCGTCACATCATCGACTCAGTGGGTCAGGAGAACTGGAAGGGGCTGCTCCGCCGCTCATCTCATGCGCTGAGCCGCTGCACCCGTCCGGAAGACCCGGATTTTCACAGATATGGCGGTCGCGGCATCGAGTTCCGCTTCTACACGCACGCTGAATACGCGATCACCGCACTGGATCTCGGGTGGACGCCTGGCTGCGGCCTCACGATGGACCGGTCAGACAATGACGGTCACTACGAGCCGCTGAACATGAAGCTCTCGAGCCGCGGAGATCAGGTCAGAAACAGGGAGGTCGTCGCTCACACCACCCTGGCCGGGACGAAAATATCGCATTGCGATCTGCGAGAGATGATCGAGGCAGAGATCGGCTACCGCCTGCCCCGGCGCCTCGTCAAATCGCTCGTCAAAGACGGGATGTCCGGCGAAGAGGTCTTCGATGCTGTCCGTGAGAGGATAGAAGGGCGCTGATGTCTCTCGTTACGATCGCTGGAATTGATCCCGGACTGCAGGGGGCTATTGCGATAGTCCAGCTGGAGATCCGGGGTCATCTCGACATCGCGATGAAGTCGGTCATCAAGGTTTTCGACATGCCGGTCGCGCTGGTTGATAGCGGAAAATTGCCGGATATGAGGCGTCTCGAAGACGTCCTGAGGCAGTATTCAGTCGACGCAATCGCAATGGAATGGCCGGGCCCACGAAACCCAAATGAGAAAGACGAAGAGGGCCGCGAAATACGGTCATATAAGTCAGAATGGCGGTTCGCTATCGGTTGTGGCCTGACGCTCTCGACCTGTCTATCGACCTGCCAGAGGGTCGTTCTATACGCGCCCAGATCTTGGAAGAGCGCCTTAAAGCTGTCTCGAGACAAAGGGGGGTCAATTGATCTTGCTAGATCCCTTGTCTCTCCCGAAGTTGCTGCCGCTCACTTCGAATTTGCCTCGAAAGATGGACGCGCTGAAGCGTTTCTCGTCGCCGAGCATCTTCGGCGTCAGATGTGCTCTGGTAAGCCCGTTGCCTGGGTCTAGCCGACTCTCTCAACATCGCGTTTATTAAAATTTTCGCATCTTGTGATTGCTTAGTGGCGCCATAAGTCATATAATGGCATCGTATATTACGCACGGAGCGCCGCATGTTTGTCGTCAAGTATCCTGATTTTGCTGAGCGCATGGAAATCGCTGCGAAGGCGCGCGGCGGTGCCTTGGCGCATCGCGGGCGCAACGCTGAGGTCGCACGGCGCCTGTCGGACATCACGAAAAAACAGGTCACGAGCGACACCGTGCGCAGGTGGTTTGAGGGCTATGCCATGCCCAGGTTCAACCGCCTTCCCGCGATCGCCCAGGTCCTTGACGTGGATGTTGACTGGCTTGAATCCGGGCGCGGGACGATGGAGCCTAAAAAACAACCGACGAAAACCACGACGATCACTGAAAACTTTGTCAGCCCGGCCCTTAAAGCGCTCCAGGTCATCGATGACGACGGGCTGGGAGAGGCGATCGAAAGGCTTCAGGACGTCCAGCGCCGATCCGCGGCCGCGAATTACTGCGCGAGCGTCATCACGATGTCCGGTATTTCGGCCAGATCTAACGGATCGATCATCGAGATCAACGCTGGCGCCGGTGGAAAAATACAGCTGCTCGTCGACGCGATCAGCGGTGACAAGAAGGTTCACGCTCGGAGATCGACGATGTCGTCTCTGATCGTCGTCACGAGCGGATCTATGTCGCCGCCTCTCGTTGCGATCATCCCCGCTTCCGGAATGGAAACGCAGATCGAGATCAGGGTCGATCGTGAGAACGGCGTGATCGAGAGTGACGAGGGGTCTTTCAAACTTTCTCACTCCTTCGACGGTGTCCTGGAAGTGATCTGAGAAAATTGTTGGCATAGATGTTGGCACGGCCTTTTAGGCCGTGCCATTTTCGTTTGAGATTACTGAGGGTTGATCGCTGAGTTTGATTCCTGCAGTGGGCATCAAACTCGCACCTCGGAAACCTTCAATCATTTGCGGGGATGATAATTCCCGCTTTTTATTCTTCTCGATACCCCCTGCCCTCTCCTCAGCCCCTTCCCTTCACACGCCTCTTTCTCATTTCCTCCTCGCGCCCGCGGCGCATCTTCTCCGCAACGAAATAAGCCCCGCAAATGCGGGGCTTATCATTTATTCTTTTCCGTATCTGCGGGAATATTTATTCCCGTAGATCCTCTTTCTGGCGATCAAGATATTCTCGGACGGCCAGCTCGATCACGTCCTGCTGGGTTTTCCCGATCTCTACGCAGTGATGCGCCAGACTCTTGTAGAGCGTCCCCTCGAGCATAACCGACGTTTTCTTGGCGTTTTCGCGAGGCGGCTTAGGTTTCGGCCCGCGCTTCTTCGGCTCGGAGCCGCGCTGATAGACGTCAGGCTGATCCTGGACGGCGTCTTCGGTGATGATGTTGTCGAGGGAGAACGCGGGCTTCTTACTCATCGATTTTCTCCTGGATGAACGACCAGAGATCGGCGATCTCCTCGGCTGCCTTTTTGTCGAGGCTTTCGACGGCACCGTGTCCTGTGGCCCCGTTCTCGGCGTAGATGATGCGCTGGTGAAGGTTCACGGGCGCGACGCGACCGTGCTGCGCCAGAGCGCGAGCCGATTGCTCCGTCAACTTTGCTCTGGGCGTCTGAGACAGGACGAAGGCGAACTTCGCTTTCGATGCCCTGACGATCCTCAAGGTCGCTCCGACGGCACGGAGATCCTGAGGAGACGGCCGAACAGGGATAAGCACGAGATCCGCGTGCCTCATCACGTCGACGAGCCAGTCCGGCGCGGCCGGCGGGGTATCGATAACGATGAGATCAAAGTGCTCGGCAAGGGGCTTGAGAGCCTGGGTGAGCGCTGAAGGGGAGGGGTCCTTCTCGAGCATGGTCGGCTGATCGACCTCGCGACCCGACCACCATCCCCGGAGAGACTGCTGCGGATCCAGGTCAATCATGAGGGTCCGGAGGCCCTTCTGGGCGGCCGCAACGCTGATGTTCAGCGCCACGGTTGTCTTTCCGGCCCCGCCCTTTTGGGAAGTGACGACAATGATTTTCATGTCTTTCCTACCTGTTCCCGCAGTAGCGCAAAAGAATATTTGCGGGATTATTACGGTGCGGGGAAGTTCTTTCCCTCTCTTGCTCTATACCGCATTTATTCCTTAGTTATCTGAAGTCAAGTGTCGGCGCTTACTTTTCATCATCAAAAGGCGACCCCGCCGGCGGGCTGATGCGCCGCGCTGGCAGATCAGTCTCGAGGCCGCCAAGAGAGGGCTGAGAAGGGGGGTCAAGTCCCTCCCCGGAAGGGAGCTGACCCTCGCCGGGATACATCGTCGGGAGCTGCCTCAGAGGCGCCTGTTGCCCCAGCTCGTTCGCGTCGGGCTGCTCGTCGTCAACAGCGATCACCGTCGCTGAGAAGAGGCTGTAGCGTCGTCCGTCGCGGGCTCCCGCCCATGCGACACGATCGTTGATAACGTAGGCGTTCACCGTGCCACGGCCGCCGATCCTGCGGATCTCGATCCAGTTCTCTGCTGCAAGCAGCTTTACGGCATCCCTCAGGCGCCTCTCGGAACACCCCACAAGGTTCGAGAGCGCCTCCTGGGACAGGATCACAGCGTTATGCTCGCCAACGCGGCTCGTCAGCACGTGCATCGCTCTGGCGGCCACCGGAGACCTCGTGATGAGCGCCGCCCAGGCTTCATGCGCAGCACGCTCAGTCTGGACCCATGAGCCATGCGGAGGCTTTTGAGGCAGCTCAGGGAGATCGCTTCTCGACATCAGACGTCCATTTCCGGTTATCGGACAGATACTGCCGCTACCGAAGGACGCTGGCAACAGTTTTTGGGAAATGAATGTCCGGAAACAGACTTTAAGCGCGCTTCGCGGACGTGGGCGTCCGTTACGGAGGCAACGCATGTCCTGTAATGGGAAATACGCGGACGCCGGTGTCCGGTCAACCGGAAATGGGCGTCCGAATCACGGCGATTTTACTGTTATGAATCAACGGCTGAAAATTGTCCGTTTCTTATGATCTTAGGATGGCATGCTGACGAGCCGGACTAGCGCGACCCACAGCGCTAGCGACGGCCGGATCGACAGCTTGCCACAACATAAAATATCTCACACGGACGTCGATACTCTTACCACTGGGGGTCAGGCAGGGGGATAATGAGTTATCCACAGGCTACCGTGAGACGTATCGCTGTGATACTATATGACGTGGTAGGGCAGGGGATGCAGATGGCTCTGACGGCGCAGCAGATCAGATCTGAGAAGCCTGATCCGGCAGGACGGATCAAAAAGCTTTCCGACGGCCACGGACTTCAGTTGCACATCCTTCCAACTGGCACACTTGTCTGGCGACTGGCTTACCGATGGGCCGGAAAGCAAAGAAGCCTGACAATCGGTCATTACCCATCTATCACGCTCTCCGAAGCCCGCCTGCGCGCAGCGAAAGCGCGGGAGATCCTTCGATCCGGATCTGATCCGTCGAAGCCGAGGAGCGATGAAATAACCTTCGCATCGCTTGCGGAATCCTGGTCTGAAAAGGTCAGAGAAGATGGACGAAGCGAGCTTACGATGATCGCCAGGAGCTATCAGATTCGGTCCCTCGTCGACGCGATTGGATCTCGTCCAGCATCGAGCGTCACGAGCGTCGAGCTTCTTGAGCACCTGACCCAGATATCCCGTAAATCGCGGCACAGCGCCCTTCGATGCAGGGCTCTCGCCCACCAGATCTACGAATACGGCGTCTCGACCGGCAGGGCCGTCGTCAATCCGGCAGCCGGCCTGTCCAGAGCGCTTCCAGCGCACAGATACAGGCATCACGGCTCCGCCACATGTGCGGACGGCGTTCGCCGGATTCTGAACGCGGTCGAAAGCTCCTCTTCCGGATATGACGTGAAGGTCGCCGTGCAGCTCGCGGCCAGGATTTTCCTTCGCAGCTCCGAGCTGCGCCGCGTCACGTCTGACATGATCCACTTCGATCAGGCGCTGATTATCGTCCCGGCGGAAATCATGAAAGGCGGCGAGAAGGACCATCTCGTCCCTCTATCCTCGCAGGTCGTCCAGATGCTGAGAGGCATTCTCGAGAAGCGGGGACCAGGGCTTTTGATCAGAGGCCGGGACGGCCGGTCGATCATGAGTGCGAATACGATCAACAAAGCTCTTCGAGCTGCTGGAATGAGCCACGAAGATGCCACGCTTCACGGCTTTCGCTCTTCAGCGTCTACGATCCTGCATGACGCGTTCCCCGGCGAAAGCCTCGTGATCGAAGCTCAGATGGCCCACGCGGACAAAGATCAGGTTCGTGGCGCCTATAATCGCGCCGCTTATCTGCCGCGTCGGCGAGAGCTGATGCAGCACCTCTCAGACAGCATCGAATAAGCCGTATTCGTTGAAAATCAGCGATATGAGACGTATCTAATCTGCGAAAGCGGCAGAGAGACGGCTCATGACTGATACAGCTGAGGAGCGCCTGGCGGCGGCCGGCGTTCAGTTCGTTGCTCGCGCTGACGTCGACACGACGAAAAAGCGGGGCAGGGGAAGACCGCCGAACCCCGATAAGGTCAAAAAAACGGAGAAGGCCACGGGTGATCCGATCCAGGTCATCAAATCCGGCGTCAGCATCAGCTGGCTCGCGACGTCTCTCGATAGAGATCCGCGGGCGGTCGCAAAGTCTCTCAAGCGCGCCCGTCTTCAGCCGGCTGGCCAGAGGTCGAATTTTGACGTCTACGACATCAGGGAAGCTCTTGTCGCCTTGGCGGGCGACAAACCGGACATCCTGGGCGAAATCCACACTCTTGATGTCGAAGACCTGCCCTTTTTCCTGCGCATAAAATATTGGGAAATGCGCGCTGAGCGCCGGACATTCGAACTCATGGCGGCCGATCTTTATGACGAAGATCAGGTCAACGAGCTGCTCTCGAGCCTCCAGGAACCGATCTCAGATCGCCTCAAGACATTGTCCGAGCGAGCTGAGGCGCGCAGCTCGGACGATGATCTTAAAGCGATGGCATATGATGCGATCAACGACATCGCGGCGCTGATCTCGGCCATCGCAGCAATGTCTGATGTTACCTCCTATTACGTCGAAGATGATACGCCTTATCACGACGATGAGGCGCAAGCTGTCGAGGATCAGCTGAGGTCAGAGGATGATGAAGAGGAGGGTGATGATGAGGTAGATGATCTGCCTTCTGGCCCCTCTCTTGAGAATGGATCCCTTTCAGTCTCGGCCGGGGTCACTATCAAATGGCTCGCCGAGGTCTTCGACGTAAGCGACCGCACTGTGATCTCCAAGCTGGACGGGCTCCGTCCGATCGCAAAACGTGGCCGCGAGCATGTATATGACTTCGCCAAGGCTTCTCGCCTTTTGGTCCCGTCGAAGACGAGACTGAAAGATGTTTCCAGGACCATCGATGCCAAGCTCTTCCCGAAGGAACTCAAATTTGGATACTGGAAATCGAGAAACGACGAGCTGGCATACAGGATAAGCATTGGCCAGCTCTGGGAAGGTGAGCGCGTCGCGATCGCTCTATCGAGCATCCTAAAGCCGCTCCGAGAACGGCTTCTACGCCTTCCCGATCTCGTCAAAAAGGCGAAACGGAGCCGTAAGAGCGCTTCAGACATCATCGACGAGATTGATCACAGCGTCGCTCTGAGCATTCAGAGCGCCCGGGAATTCGACATTGCATCGGAAGTGGGTGTCGAAGAATGATTCGAGAAAATAGATACGAGGAGGTCCCGAGCCGGGTTCCTATTTCGTCCGTATTTTCGGACGTCATTGAAGGCTTTAAGCCTCCGCCCGACGTTGACGCTGCGGAATTCGCCGAAGGTCAATGCTATATGAATAACCCTTTGACAGCGGGTATCGCCAAATTTTCATTTGACGACGCTCCATACCAAAGGGAAATCCTGGAGACGATGAGCGATAACCGCTACGAGGGGGTCGCTGTCGTGGCGCCTTCTCGTTCCGGAAAGTCCGTCATGGGACTGCCGTTTTTGCAATATACGGCCGTAGTCGACCCTAAAGACACCATGATCATCACCCCATCGAGGGACTTCGCGTCCAAATTTTCGAAGGGCGATTTCGACTCATACATTGAGGCGAACCCGAAATTTAAGGAGATGATCCGACCCGGCCGAAGCTCTAACTCGCTTTTTTTTAAGATCCTAAAAAATGGGATGATTATCTCAACGGTGTGGCCGTCCAAAAGCAACGCGGCCGGCGTCAACCGCGGCGTTTTGTTTTTTCAGGACTATGACCGCATGGTCGAAGACGTGGGCGGCGAAGGCAGCCCGTTCGACCTTTTCTACGGACGGACGAAAATTTACGGGTCCAGGAAGAAGATCCTGGTCGAAAGCTCTCCGGCCAATCTTCCCAGGGAGATTGAGCCGTTTGAGCCTAAAAGTCTTCACGAGGCCCCGCCTTATCCGGGTATTTTTGGCCTCTACAATTCGGGGACCCGCGAGTGCTGGTATTGGCAGTGTGTCAATACGGGATGCAGAGAATGGTTCGAAGCTCATTCCCGTTATTTCGAATACCCCGATGAGGGGTCTATTGATGAGCGTGCGGCAAACGTAAAAGTCGTATGTCCGCACTGCGGAGAGAAATACGGTCATGACACCGTCCCCGGAAAATACGACCTAAATCTTTCGGGAAAATGGGTCCCGGACGGGATGTATCTCGATAAAGAGGGCAATCTGCAAGGCGAGGCTTTGGCGCCCAACGCGAGAATGCGTTCCTTCTGGTTGAACGGCGCCGCTGCGGCGTTCCATGACTGGGGCGGCCTCGTCAGCTCGCTCCTGCACGCACGTGCAGAGGCTGACAAGACTGGAGAAGAAAAGAAGCTGAAAGCCACGCTCAACGGCCATTTCGCGCTTCCGTTCTTCCCTCGGAGCCTCTCCGCAGGTTTGAAGCCTGAAGATCTCAAGAAGCGAGCGGACAGTCGACCCTACGCTCGTAAGGTCGTGCCGGCCGAGGCGCGTTACGTCGTCACGACTGTCGACACTCAGGGCGGAGGCGAGGGAAAATCCGGCTACTGGATCGTGCAGAGCCACGCGTTCGCCTTGGATGGCAGTATGTGGGTGATCCATCGCAAGATGCTGAACAAATCTAAACGGCCGATTATGATCCGGAAAGATGAGGGTGATGATGAGGTAAAAAGGGATGACGATGGCAATATCGTCTATCACCATGTCCGTCCTCACCTGAGCGCGGATGACTGGGACGTCCTGGCTGACTATCTCATTGACCTAAAATTTCCGGTCGAAGGCCGAGAAGACCTCTTCCTTAGGCCCGCGATCATCGGCGTCGACTCTAACGGGGGCGACGGGAGGGACGACGCCGGAGACAAGACGGGCGTCACCGACAACGCCTATAAATTCTGGCGCAAGCTTCGGGCGAGAGGCGATGGCACAAGCGCGCGCATCATTCTTCTGAAGGGCGAGCCGAAAGACCGGGACCACATCATCGAGATGAGGCTTCAGTCCCTCGAGAAAAGGAAATCTCCGGATGTCCCCGTGGCGATGATCACGTCGGGACGTGCGAAAGACATTTTTTGGGGCCTCCTGGCGCGCGAGCCCGAGGAGCCGGGATACGTGCATCTTCCGTCACACGAAAAGGTTGACTGGTTCCGTGAGCTGCTCTCCGAGCACAAGGTTGGCGAAAGGTGGGTCCAGCGCCGCAAACGCAACGAGGCTTGGGACCTGTGCGTTTACGCGCACGCGCTGATCCGCCTGCCTACGATCCGCGGCGACACGCTCGGGACGACGCAGAAGATCCCCGACTTCGCTCTCGAGCCCGAGAAGAACAAACACGCGATACTGATCCGTGACGGCCAGGAGGTCGTGACGAAGGTCGATCGTAAAAAACGTCTCGAAGAACTCGCCAAGAGCATGAACGGAGCATGAACGGAGCTTAAACGCCTCGTTCGTTGAAAAAACGGCATCGCGACCGGATTATATGGCCGAACAAGCGCGCGAGCCATCCATGTATCGTCATTACACGACCCAGAAAATCAGGGACATGCACGCAGATGCGACGTCCGCATATCACCGCCTGAACACCGGTGCTGCGGAACGCGTTTTCGTCGATCAGTCCGGGGAGAGGATCGAATATACGGCGGCGAAAGTGCCCGAGCTGCGGCGCTACTGCGAAGAGCTGTCGTCCGAGCTTTCCGCCCGCCAGAACCCGCGCGCCGTGCGCCGCGGCCCGATTAGGCCGCTCTTCTGATGGTGCAGATGGTCAATGCAGAGGTCGGCGAAAAGAGCCTGGCGGTGATGGCAGAGAGCGCTCCCGCCAAGGTCTCCGCATCATCCTTCAGCGGATATTCGACGGGATACATGCCGGCATATGAAGGCGGCGGCTACACGCAGCAGACCGCGATGTGGACTCCGCAGCTTCAGACGCCTGACTACGAGATCAGCGTCGGCCGCGACCTCGCGGTCGCGCGGAGCAGGGAGCTAAACAGAAACGCGCCGACGATCGCGTCAGGGATCAGGGAGATCCAGGACCACATCGCCGGCAGTAGATTCCGTCTAAACGCCAAGCCCGAGATCGATGTCCTCCCTCCGTTTTTCAGGGAAATCGACGAAGACGGCGTGCCGTGGGACGAGACTTTCCAAACGGAAACCGAAGGGAAGTTCCGGCTCTATGCTGAGAGCCCCAAATTTTTCATCGACGCCGAAGGCCGGAAAAGCCTCACTGACATCATCAGGCTTTGTCTCTCTAGCGTAACGCTCGAGGGCGAGGTTTTTCTTTCCATCGAGTGGGTCACCGAGGGCCGCAGGCCCTACGCGACGGCAATCCAGGTCATCGATAATGACAGGATCTCGAACCCTGACTGGTCCCCTGATAGCAAGCACCTGAAGGGGGGCATCGAGTTCGACGCCCGCGGGAAAGCTGTCGCTTATCATATCCGAACCGAGCATCCGAGCGAGGTTCTCGGAGACACGGAGTCCACCTGGAAGCGCGTCGCCGCGGAGAACGCGTGGGGCCGTCAGCAGATCATTCACGTCTATGATGAGCATCGGCCCGGCCAGACCCGCGGCATAGCAGCGCTGGTCAGCGCGCTGAGCCATCTGCACATGATGCGACATCTGGACAAGGCGACGCTTCAGTCGACTGTTCTGAAAGCCATGCTCGCCGTCTCCATCGAGTCCGATCTGCCGATGGACAAGATTGTCGAGCTTCTTGGCGGTAACGCAGAGGGCATCGACGAGCAGATCGGCCTGGTGGGCGAAGCCATGATGGGCAACGCTGCCGCGTTCAATAAGGGGGCATCAACTCTCGCCGTTGACGGCGCCGTCGTGCCTCATCTCTACCCCGGGACCCGCCTCAACGCGAAGCAAGTCGGCGGGGATAGCCCGATCGGCAGCGGCTTCGAGGCAAGCCTTCTCCGGAAAGTCGCGAGCATCCTCGGCCTCTCTTATGAGGAGCTTTCTCGGGACTTCACGCAGACGACCTACTCGAGCGCCAGGGCGGCCATGTCGCAGACCTACCGCGCGATGATGAGCCTGAAATCGCGCGTGGCCGACAGGATCGCGGACGCGATCTATCGTGCCTGGCTCGAAGAGGCGATCGGCGACGGGAAGCTCGAATGCATGCCGAAGTGGGCGATCGGGGACTGGCTCTATGAGGGCCAGAACCTGGACGCGCTCGCGAACGCAGAGTGGATCGGTGCTTCGCGCGGACAGATCGACGAGAAGAAAGAAACCGACGCCGCGATCAAGCGCATCGGCGCGGGCCTTTCGACCCGCGGCATCGAAGCCGCCAAGCTGGGCCTCGATTTCCGTGAGATCGATCGCCAGGCGGAGCGCGAGAACCGGTCCGCGCTCAAACGCGGGCTCCGCTACACGACGGCCGTGATGTTCGAAGAAGAAGATGACGACGACGACATGGAAGCGGAAGACGAAGCGACCAGGGCGCGCAACAGTGCCGCGTAATCCGGGCGACAGGCTGCGCGCCGCGGCGCGCAGCTTCGGCATCTCATATGACGATCTCGTCTCTGATCTGCGCGCGATGCGCGAGAGGCTAAAGATTTTGGATGATGAAAATCGCAAAAACAACATCGTAAAGGGGTCCTGATCGCTCGCGATGTTGAAAAACAAAAGACCCTCTCGTATTTAGCCGTCGAACGAACAAATAGGGAACGCGATGAGCGTTGCAAATATCAAATCTCTGAGGATGCCCGCCGCCCCTTCGGACGGGATCTCCCTCATTTCCGTTTCCGCGGTTGAGGAGGCTGAGAAGTTTTTCGGATCTTCCGTCCAGCTCTCGGACTTCGAGGCAATGGAAACGCTGACGATTTCCGCGAGAGAGCCGACCGGGGATCCGTTCTGGGACGAGGATTTCGCCCTCCGTTATCGGCCTTATAACGTCGTTGATGGAGTTCTGACCGTTCCCGTGAAGGGCTTTCTGATTTCGGGTTTTAGTGCGGCGCTGCCGTCATACGCGACCGGATACGAATATATCATGAGGGCGGTTGATCGCGGCGCAGAAGACGAAGCAGTCAAGGCTATCGTTCTTCATGTCGTTTCCCCCGGAGGAGACGCCGGTGAGACCCCGGACTGCTACGATGCCATCAGGCGGGCAGCAGCGGTAAAACCCGTCATCACCTACGCGGAGACCGCCCTTTCTGCGGCCCTCTGGGTCGCATGCGCCTCTACCGAGTTTCACGCATCCAAGACCGCCGAGATCGGCTCTGTGGGCGTTGTCATGACGCACACCGACCGCAGCGGGCAACTGCAGAAGAATGGCATCGTGAAGACGGACATCTTCATCGGCGAAGAGAAGGTTTTCGGGAGCATCAATGCGCCGATCAAAGATGAAGCGGTAGCCTCATTCACCCGTCGCATGACGCCGATCTACGATCTTTTTGTCGACGCCGTGTCCGAAGGACGCCGCCTCGATCGGAAGGTGATCAAGGACACCGAGGCGAGGGTTTTTGGCGCCGCAGAGGCGCTTGCCCTTGGCTTGGTCGATAAAGTTTCCAGCCGCTACGAATTCCTTTCAGCGATCTCAGCGACCGTCGCCGGCAGTGAAGATGACAAAGGCGTCGACTACAACCCTCAGGAGTTTCAGATGAGCACCCAGACCGATAAGACCCCCAAAAGCTATGAGCAGGGTGCTTCTGAAGCTCTTGCTCGCGCCAGCACGATCATGAGCTTGCCCGAGGCAGCCGGCCGCGAAAAGCTGGCTCAGAAGCTTGCCTTCACTGCTTCCGCCCTTTCGGTCGAAGACGTCAAAGGCATCCTGGAAGCCGCTCCCAAAGCCGCAGCCGTTGCTGAAGCTCCGGTAAATCCGGCGCCGACCAACACCGCACCGACCGCCACCGGCCAGTTCGCTCAGGTCATGGCGAAGGTCGAGCAGCCGAACGTCGGCCCGTCCGCCACCGCTGAAGCTCCCGGCGCGGACGCCGAGGATCCCGACGGCCAAGTCGCCGCCATCAAGAAATCCATGAAGGTCGCCTGATATGAATAACGCACCCGGACTTCCCGCCGCCGAGACCGTCATGACCTTCGATCACAGCCAGCTGATCGTCGGCCAGACCATCCCCGTCTTCACGCAGACCTTCGAAGTCGCGCCGGAGCAGGATCTCGCCCTGTATACGCCGATCATGCTGAACGAGGCGAAGCAGATCGTGAAAGCCGTCAGCGGCACCCCGTCGATCGGCATCACGGCTTTCCCGGTTCAGACCGGTGCCGCTGAAACCGCGAACTGCGCCGTCCTGAGGGCCGGAGAATTCGACCCCGCGGTGATCGCCTACGACGCCTCCTATGACACCCGCGCGAAGCGACTGTCTGCTTTCGAGGGCGCCTCTTCGCCCACCCAGATCAACCTCAAGACCCCGCTGCCCGCGTAAGTCTCCACCTGAAGGAACGGAAATGCTCCAGTCTCAGCCCCTGACCAACGGCCAAGTCAAACTTGTTGCCGAGATGGTTCATCCCAAGCCGCGGCTGTTCCGCGAGCGCTGGTTCTCGAAAACTCACCTCGCAGAGCGCGATACTGTCGTCCTCGAAGATCTGCCGGACGGCAAGAATATTGTCGCCCCTTTTGTCAGTCCCTACGATCCGGGAAAGCCTTCGCGGACCCGCGGTGGTGAGACGAGAGCGCTGAAGACGGGTTATATCCGTCTGAACGATACGATCGACCCCTTCAAGAAGTCGACCACCACCACCAGCGATCCGTTCAGCATCTTCTCTGCTACTCCGCAGACCGTTCTGCCCGTTATGCGGAAGGACACGATCGCGGATCAGCGCTCGAAAGTCGACAATGCTCTGGAGTTCATGAGCGTGCAGGCTGCCTTTGACGGCAAATTCACCGTCTATGGTGACGGAGTTCCGACCGCTGAGGTGGATTTCCGTCGCGATCCCAATCTGACGGTCGTGAAAGAGCCTGGCGCCTATTGGGGCGATGCTGACGTGTCCATCATCGAGGACATCCAGAAGTTCACCCGCGCCGTGAAAAAGGCCGAGCGTGGCGGCGTCGTTACCGTGATCCTGGTTGGCTCCAACGTCGCTGATCATATGGTGAAGTCTGCACGGAAGGGCGGCGAGCTGCACGACCTGCTCGACACGCGTTACAGCGTCGACAGCTCCTTCCTGCGCGGCGTTCGCTCGAACGAGAACGTCGTCTATCTGGGGCGCATCTCGAACTCGATCGACGTGATCGAATACACCGAGGAGTTCACCGTCGTGAACAAAAACGGTGACGAGGAGCTGATCAAGCCGCTCGGCGACAATGAGATCGTGCTGCTCTGCGACAACATCGGCGGGGTCATGGCCTTTGGCCCGATCCGGGACAGGGAAGCGCAATACCAGCCCATCCCGGTCTTCACGCGGAACTACATCACGACCGGTTCGCCCTCTCATGAGGTCGTGTCGACTGAGTCCGCCCCCCTGGCGGTCCTGGGCTTCGCGAACCGCACGATGAAGGTCACCGTCATGGCGCCGACGGCCGCCGATCCCGAAGAGTGATGAACTGCCCCCGGCGCGCAGCGCCGGGGGCACATCGACACCAGGAGATATGAAATGCTGATCAAGTCGAACGTCATGATCATGGGCCTGGACGCAAAAGGTCGTCCGGTAACCCGCCGCGCCGGAGATGTCTTCGATCATCCCCAAGAGCGCGCGCAGAGGCTGATCGAATCTGGCGCCGCGACTTTTGCCGGCAAAGCCGGGGCATCCGCCCCCGCCGCGGAAGACGCGCCACGCCAGGTTCGCAAAACGCGCAAAGCCGAGCCCGTTCAGGCAGTCGAGCCCGTCGAGTCCGCTTTCGAGCTGGGCGAAGATTTCCTGATCGAGGACTGACCCCGAGCCGAAGGGGAGACGTAGCGGCCAGCCCTTCGGGCTGGCCGCAGGCATATCAGGAGTTGAGTTATGAGCATCAGAAGCGTCAGGCACAGATCGCGCGGCAGGATTCACAAAAGGATGGCCGATCCGGGGTATTTTTGTGCATCTCCCGCAGGAGACGCATGGACGCCGGTTGGTGTCAGGGAGATCACGAAAGGCGCGAACGTGCTCGACGAGATGGTCGGGGCGTTCGAAGTCTTCAACCAAACTCCTATTCTCATTTTCAAAATATCCGAGACGCCAGGCGCCTCTGAGGGAAGCCTTATCGTCACAGAATACGGTGTCTTTAAGCTCGACATCCCGCCTCCTGTAGATCGAGACGGGTATGTGAAGGTGCGCAGCACGAGGCTGTCGGATCAGGAGATCTCGAAGCTCACGGCAGCCCCTCCCGTGATCGATCCGCCCGTGGATCCTTGGTAAAATGAAGGGCGGCGCCTTCCATATCGGCAGCGACGACATCAGAGCGCTGAGGGAGCTTAGCGGGGCCCTGGACGGGATCGACGGCATGATCTCCGCCGCGATCAACCGAACCGCTGATTGGGCCCAGAGAGAAGCGGTTGAGATGATCGAGAGTAAGGTCGCATTCCCGGCCAATTACCTCGTCGGGGAGCAGCGCCTTCGCGTCTATTCGTCACTCCCGTCAAGGCTCTCTGCGGTCATCACCGCGCGCTTCCGGTCCACTCAGCTTTCAAGGTTCGCGACGAACCTTCCCGTCGCAGGAAAAAGGGTGACCCCTCGTGTCCAGGTCTCCCCGGGCCGAGACAGCGAGATGCGCTCGGCTTTCTTCATGAAGCTGAAGCGCGGCACCGCGATGACCGGGAATGTCGGCATCGCCATGCGCGAGGAGGCTTACGACAAATACGCCGGTGCGGGGTGGTCCGGATATTCCTGGGAGGGGGTGAAGATCCTCTACGGGCCGTCCGTATCGCAGGTCTTCAGCTCATACGCCTCCGACTCCCTGACAGACATCGGCAAGAGGCTGGTGCTCGAGTTCAACGAAGAAGTTAAAAGGAAATTCTCCTGATGCCCGATCCGAAGCGCCTCCAGCTGCAGCAGACCATTTCTGATCTGGTGCGGGAGATTCCCGAATTCGACGGGCGCGTCATGCGCGGCCTGTCTCCGATCGACTACAAGAAAGCCATCTTCCCGGTGGCAACGATCATCGAGAGCCCGAAAGAAAGCGAGGACGATGAGCGTTGGCCGGAAATCAAGAAGCACAGCCGCAGCCGGCTGCTCAAGATCAACCTCGATATCGTCTGCCTCTGCGAAAAGGATCCCGACGAGGTGCGTCAGTCGGACGAGGCTTACCGCCTCCTATACAAGGTCCTTGGAAAGCTTGCCGTCGCCAAGAACATCACGAACGAAGACGGTATGCCACGTCCTCTTGGTCATTACCTGAACGAATTTCGGGTCGGCAAAGGCAGCGTCATCGCCCCCGGTAAACATGGCGATTACCATCTCATTATCATTCCTATCGCCATCGAATTCGAAGAGCAGCTCTGAAGCGAGCTGATTTTGCCACATATCGGGTCGCGAAGTTGAAAAAAAGGCATCGCGACCGGATTATACGGGGGACAAAACGAGAACGCGCCGCGGCGCATAACCAAGGTGAAGCCGGATGACCCGTCCCGTCTACAACATTGCGCGCGGCATGCTCTATGCCACGAAAGTCGACCTGATCACGAACCGCTGGCTCGGCCTGATGCCGATCAACTCGGTGACCTCGGCTGAGATCACGCCGAACGTCGAGAAGCAGGATCACTTCAACCGGCACTCGAAGGTGCGCGCGAAAGACGACTCCGTCATCACCGGCCGCGACTACACGATCTCGATCTCGACCGACGACGGGAACATGGACAACCTGGCGATGATCTTCGGCGGGACCGTCGAAACGGTCGAGCAGGAAGATGTCCCGGTCACCGTTCAGACCATCTCCGCGATCGAGCCTGGTCGCCGCTACATCATCGGCGGAACGCTTCTGGACCCGGTCGGCGTCAGGAATATCACCAACGTCACCGTGACCCTTGATGGTCAGCCCCTCGTCGAGCATTCCGATTACCGCCTCAACCGCAGCGTTGGAATGATCGAGATCATCCCTGGCGGCGCCGTCTCTTTCAACGATGAGATCGAGGTCTCCTATCAGGCCGCACAGTCCCGCTGGAACCGCATCAACTCCAGGGGCGAGCAGACCATGCTCGGCCTGCTCTTCGTCGAAGATAACGCCGAGGGCACGTTCTCGAAGAACCACACCTACACCGTGCCCCGCGCCGCGGTGACGCCCAGCTCTCCGATCCAGCTCATGAACGGCGACGACTGGAGGAGCTTCACGATGAGCGCGTCGGTGATGAAGTTCGGCGACCTCGAAGAGATCACCATCGACGACGAGCCCCTGCGGATCGTCTGACCCGAACGCCCGGACGATCTGCTCCCCCTGGATCGTTCGGGCCGCTAGGCGGCGGCCGCAGGCCGCCGCCGATTAGGGGGCAACCGCATGAGGAGCACATGCATGGCGCTATCTGATTACAAAGGTCCGAACGTCCCACGGCGCGACGTGAAGATCTCCGAAAACGTCACTGCAAGGATCCGAGCGATCGGTGGCGTTGAAATGGTCGAAATGCTTAGCCTCTACCAGAGCGACGTCGAATATCTTTGGGAGATGTTCGTCGATGAGAAGACGAACTCCTTCAGCGCGGAGCTTTTCGCCCGGAATTATTTGGAAGGCGTCAGGACCCTGATGACCGTCTCCAGACCCCTGCTCGTAAAAATCATCTCCTGTGCCACGGAAGAAGATGAAGCGGGCCTTGATGAGACGGTCAGAATTCTTCCCGTCCCAACGATCACCTTCCTTCTCAGAAACATCTTCGAAGAGTCGACCGGGGGCGACTTCGACGTGGGAAATATTTTGGCTCTCCTCGCGACGGGAATGCGTCACCTGGAGAGCCTAAACGGACCGAAAAGCTGACGTTTGCGGAGGTCGTGATGGACCTCCGCGAAGACATCTCTCTGCTCCTGGCTAACGGCCATCCGGACGCCGGATACTATTCCGCGAAGCGAGTCCAGATCGAAGCGCGCCTCGTCCGGAGGCGCACGAGGCGCGCTTTAGCAGACGAGGCGCAGATCCTTTCCCTCGCTATCGGCGCGAACATCTCAGCCGAGAACGGTCGCGAACTTGATAAGACCTTGAAGGACATGCGTAATGGCTAAGTCGACCACCAACGTCCGCCTTGAGGTCAGCGCGAATGATCGCGCGTCTCCGCAGCTCCAGCGCATCAGCCGTGAGATCGACCGACTTTCTGACGAGGTTTCGGGATTCGACGCCTCTTCCGGGAAGGCGATCGATCGCTCTTTTGAGCGGATCACGCGCAACGCGGCCGCCGGCACCCGCGCGATCAAGCAACAGATGGCGCAGATGAGCGAGGTCATCGACGCGGGCAAGAAGACCCTGTCGTCGATGCAGACCGACCTCGCCGACGCGAACTCGAAGCTCCTCACGAACCGATCCTCCGTCGACGCGCTCAAGAGGCAGCGCGCGGACATGACGCGCGAGATGGACGCGAGCGCGGCCGAGATCGAGGCGCAGATCGCGAAGCGCAACAAGCAGCTTAAAAGCCTGGGCGGGCAGAGGCTGGGCGTCGATAACAAGCTGAAGGATGACGGCGCGGACGTGCCGGCTCTTGAGGCGAAGAAGCTTCAGATACGCAAAGACGCGGAGCGTATTCGCGCCGAGATCTCCGCGCTTCAGCAGAGCGCCGTGGCCGGCCGGGTCAAGGTCGACACGTCCGTCATCGATGACGAGATCAGCAAGCGAGGCGCCGAGATCAGGGCCCTGGAAGCTCAGGTTAAGCGGCTCGAGAAGGCCGTTCCGCGCAAGGTCCAGGATGTCGCGAGGCAGGAGACGCGTCTGTCGCAAGCCGGAGTCCTGGCCGGTGAGTTCGGCGAAAAGTCCGGCAAAGTGGATGATATCCGATCCGCATACGGCAAAGGGGGTGATCTGAGAGCCGCCGCGGCCGCGGCGGACATGGACAAGCTTGCTTCGGCCAACGGCAACGTTGAGCGCAGTTTCCGCCGTCAGGCGCTGTCCGCTTCGGACAGCGCTCGGGCCTTCAGCGCGATGCGCGGCCAGGTCGCTGGACTGATCAGCGCCTACGTCATCCTTGCCGGCGTCGTCGGAGAAGCGGCCAAGTCCGTCGAGACGTTCCGCAGCGTCCAGGCGTTCAACACGAAAATGAATTTCGTGAACGATGGGGATATTCGCCGGACGGGGGAGGATCTCGAATACGCACGTGAGATGGCGAACAGATTCGGCTTCGAGGTCCTCACGATCCAGGGCCAGATGTCCTCTTTCGCTATTGCGACAGATGCGGCCGGCATCTCGACATCCGACTTCAAAACGGCTTTTGAGGGCCTCCTGACGATCTCGCGCGGCACGAACTTGACCAACGAACAGTTTGGTCGCAGCGTCGTTGCGGTCACGCAGATGCTCTCGAAAGGCAAGGTCTCCTCCGAGGAGCTGCGTCAGCAGCTCGGCGATGCGATGCCGCAGGCTGTCAGCCTGTTCGCGGAGTCGATGGGCTACGCGGCCGACCAGATGGGGAAATTTTGGAAGGATTTGGAAGCCGGGAAGTTCGACGGGGACTCCGTCATCAAGTTTCTGAGCTTCGCTGGCGTGAAATACGCGTCCGCCGCGGACGAGGCCGCGAAGAGCTTTGAGGCGATCCTTGCCCGCTTCCGGAACACGCTGACCGCCGCCCGCGAAAGCTTCGCGAAGGCGGGACTGATCGATGGGCTTACCGCGTTCATGGACAGGTCCACGAAGTTTTTCGAGAGTGACGAGGGAAAGACGTTTTTCATCCAGCTCGGCGCTGCGGCAAAGAACGTTCTCGAGCTGACCGCATACCTTGTCGAAAATCTTGAGACGATCGCGAAGGTCCTTGCGGGTATCGTCATTTTCAAAGGCGGGGCCATGATCGGCGGCGCCTTCGCTGGCATCGCGACAAGCCTTGTCCTTGCTGGACGGGCGATGAAAGGCTTCAGCTTCGCGGGCATCGCCGCCGGCGCCGCTGCGGCCGCCGGGACGATGTCGAAGCTGGGCCGCGTTGGCGCGATCCTGTCGAAGGTCTTCCTGGGACTTCGGGTCCTTTCCGGCCCCGTCGGACTCGGACTGACAGCCTTGGCTCTAGTCATGCCCAAGGTTTTCGGATTTTTCGATGACGAGAAGGCGCAAGAGCAGATCGACGCCAACGAGCGTCTCTCGAACGTCGCATCGACGATCGGATCTATCCGAGCGGCCGCCATGGAGGCCCGCGGCGACTTGCAGGAGTTCCAGCGGCTGATCAAAGACATCGGCAGCCCCGAGGAGATCGAGAAGGCCCAATTTGACGCGATGGCCGAGAGCTACCGTCTTTACAAAGAGCTGGACGGATCGACGCGCTCGATCGAACTCGCGGCAGTCGTCGACGGCAAGGGCGAGGAGGCTATCAAGCCCATCAAAGACGCTATTTCCGGCCTCCTGGACGGGAGCCTGAAATATGACGCGCCTCGCGTCGGCGAGAGCGCGGCGAACTCGTTCCTCAAAGTCCTTGAGGATCTCCGCGAGAAGGAGTTGATTTCCGAGGAATACCTGCAGTTCCTGAAAGATAAGGGCAAAGCGTATGAGCTGAACGCTCTGAGCCTGGCTGATCTCAACAAGGTCCTCGAGGCGGTGAACGGCAACGAGGACGCCGCAAAAAAACTGCAGGGAGATTTCAGCGAGGACGTCAGCCTCGAGAACACGAAGCGCCTGACGGCGCTGAACGCGGCAATCGACAACTTGAAGTCGAAGATCGAAGATGACGGAGGGAAAAGCGCCCTCGCAAAGCGTTTCGAGGACATCGAGAAGGCCGCTGAGGACGCGCGCAAAAAGCTGGACGAGATGGGGAAAGCCCTCTCGCCGGAAGAGCATACGCGTCACCTGGCTGAGATCGGCCGCGCTTATCGCCAGCTCTCATCCGAGATCAACGCCTCGATCATCCAGACAGACGCGGCGGCGCGCGGTTTCAACGTGCAGATCGGCGCGATGTCTCAGTCTGTCGTCAGCCAGAACAACACGGTCACTCCAGGAACGCCCTACGCCGGCGCGAAAGGCAGTAACGATTTTCTTGATTTCATTGCCCAATCTGAAGGCACCGAAGGGCACGCGCGGGCGCGCGGCTACAACACCACGCTCGATTACGGTCGCTGGACCGGCGGTGAGCGTGATCTCACGTCAATGACGCTCGCGCAGATCCGCGACCTCCAGCGCTCGATGCTCTCTCACCAGGGAAACCTGGACAAATACGGCGATGGCAAAAACCGCGGATCGTCGGCTCTCGGACGCTATCAGATCGTCGGGAAGACGCTTCAGAGCCTGATGGACAAGCTGAACCTCGACCCGAACGCCAAGTTCGACGGGGCCATGCAGGACCGCCTGGCGATGGAGCTGGCGAACGGCCGTATGTCGCGTGGCGGAAACGTCGGCGACGAGTGGGAGGGTGTCAAGAAGCGCGGCGTCGAGCAGCAGGCGAGATCCCTTTACGCGTCGATCGGGCGCGGGCGCCAGGCTTCTGACGAGCAGATCTCGGCCGTTCAAGGCGTCCAGTCGTCCGCCTCCGGCCTCAACAAGGAGGCGATGGACGCGATCGCGAAGGTTGCGCTGAGCAACCCGTCTCTCAACAGCAACCGCGATTTCCATCTGGCGCTCTCTGAGCGCCGCTTCGAGGACGCGGCGAAGTTTCTGGAGGCTTTTGACAGGGAGGCGGCGGATAGGTTTCGCCAGCAGACTCGCGGCAACGTGGTCGAGCAGGACGCCAGCAAGCTGACGGACGTCGCGAGGCGTCACGTCGAGGCGCAGAACGAAATCATCGGCAACGCCGGTCAAGCCGCGCTGCAGGCGATCGCTGACGAGGATGAGCGCTGGCTGGCTGAGCAGCGCCGCGAGATCGAGGACGAGGCCCGCACGAGCGGCGTCGCTCTCGACCCCGAAGCGGCCCAGAAGCTTCTCGACAGCCGGGTCGCTCTCCGCCGGGCGAACCAGACCCGCGAGGCGGGACAGACGATCAGCGAACGGCAGAGCGAGCAGACCTACGAGGCGTCCACGATCGGTCTGAGCGATCGCGCGAAAGAGGAACTTCGCCTTCGCCGCGAGATCGATGAGGTCGCGCGCCGGACCGGCAACGTTCTGACAGAGGCGCAGAAGGCGCAGTATGTCACGAACGGCCTGCTGATCCACGACAGCAAGGCCCGCGCGGAGTCGCGCGAGACCGTTGACGGTCAGCTGCGCTCGGAGCGAGCCGGGATCGAGGTCGCGAAAGAGCGGTCGGCGATCGAACGGATCCGGATGGAGACCCTGAACGAGATCGCAGAGGCGGAGCGGAACGGAGCGATCTATTCGCAGTCAGACAAGGACCAGATGGTCGCGGCCAGGATCGACAGATACAAGGCCGAGACGCCCGGCTGGCAGATGGCGGAAACGGACGCCACGATCGACACCGCACCTCTCGAGGCTCAGCTCGCCTCCCTTAGGGCGAACCTCGAGGCCACAGACGATATCGGCCTCCAGGACGAGATCCGGAAAGAGATCCGCGCGACGACGGAAGAGCTGATGAAGCTCTACGAGGCCAAGAAACTGGCCTACGGCGTCGACACGGGACCTGAGGCTGTCGCCGCCATCGCGGCGATCCAGGCTCAGCAGAACGAGATCACGAAGTCCACCGAAGGCGTCTCGAACTACGGTCAGGCCGCCGCTCACTGGTCGGTTCAGGTCGGTGAGACGCTGTCTCAGGCCAGCGCGTCATTCGCTCAGGCCGTCAAGGAGGGTGAGAACCCCTGGCGGGCGCTTGCGAACTCCGTTCGCCAGTCTGTCGGTCAGATCCTGATCGACATCGGATCTATGATCATCAAGGCGGCCGTTGCGCAGCAGGTCATGAAGGCCCTCAATCTCGATCAGAACGGCATGCCCCAAGCCGGTTCCGGAGGGGGAGGCGGCGGCATTTTCGGGACGATCCTGACGGCGGGCTTCAACGCGATCACCGGCACCGGAGGCTTCAAACTTCCCGTCTTCCACGACGGCGGACGCCCTGAGGACGGCAGCAAGAGGAACATGAGCCTTTACGATGCAGTCTTTGGTTTGAAGCATGATGAAGTCCCGGCGATCCTTCAGACGGGAGAGAGGGTCCTCAGCCGCAAGGAGACGAAGCAGGTCGACAGCCTCCTGGGAGGCATCTCGTCGATCCAGCGTTACCACTCCGGCGGCCGCATCGGCAGCCTGCCCTCAAGCACGCCGAGCGTCAGCTCGATCTCCGGAGGGGTAGCTAAGATGGCCTCAGAGATCAGCGAAGCGAACGCCGGGAAGGAGATGAAATCGGGTGACGTCCTCAATTTCGTCGACAGCGAGTCCTTCATGAACGCCGCGCTCTCGGGTCGGCACGGTGCGCAGATGATCCTGAATGTCCTTTCGGCAGATCCGCAAAAGGCTAAAGCCGCCCTGGGGATCGCGTGATGAGGCAGATCCCCACAGGAAGCCCAGTCGCGATCCCCCTAATCGCGAACACTTCGGACAATCCGAAAGTCGAGTATGAGTTCAAGACCGACATCTTCCAGTCCGCGAATGGCACTGAGCACCGCTGCTCCCGCCGTTCGCGGCCGAGGATGATCGTAAAATTTTCCGGTCAGACGGCGACTCAGCAGCACGCTCAGCGCTTTCTGGATTTCGTCGACGGGGCGTCATCGACCGCGGTCGCGGTCCCGGACTTCATGAGGATGGGTCAGGGCGTCGCGGCGCGCGGCTCCAAGGTCTTCCGGATGCGCAAATCTCTCTGCGCCTGGCCGCCCGGCACGCTTGTCAGGATCTACGGCATGCACAGCCACGAGAGCGTCGTCGCGCGGGTCCTGTCGTTCGACCCGATCCTGTCGTCGATCCAGATCGACACCGAGATCAGCGAAGGCTTCCTTGACGGTGAGATCTGCAAGATCGAGTCCTGCGTATCGGGCGCCATTGACGGCATCGAGATGACCGTGAAAACGCGCGCTGCGTTGAAATTCGACATCGAGGCCCGTATTTACCCGCAAGAGATGGCATCGCAAACGGCTACCGTTGGCGTCTTCCCTCTCAAGCACGGCGCTTTCGAGCCGATGACCGTCTCCGCCTTCTTCCCGTCTAACAGACTGGATTACGGGACGGGCCCGGTCTTGGACTTCGAGGGTGAGGATAAAGCTCAGAGCGGCAGAAGGACCTATTCCCTCACGACGTCGCAGATGAGCCAAGAGGCGAAGGAGGGGTTGGTCTCATTCTTCCTCTCATGCCGAGGGCGAGCCAGAGACTTCACGGTCCCGGCGAGCCTCATACCGGGGGATTTTGGCGCGAGCCTCGTCCGCCACAGGTTCGCGTCGGACATCCTGTCCGTCGAGCATCTGACCGCAGACAAATGCGCGGCCTCGATCAAGATCGTCGAGGTCCTGGAGTGATGAGAAGCCATGCCGACCTTCGCCGAGATCGAGACGAGTAAAGACGGCGGGGTTCCGATCCTGCTCGTCATCGTCACGCATCTTGGCAAGCGATACAGATACTGCATCCACGAGACGAGCATCACCTTCGATGGCGAGGTCTACGAGAAGGTGGCGCTCCAAGTGAGCGACATCAAGAAGACGGCCATCCTGAAAAGCGATGACATCACGGTTACGCTGCCGAGAACGGTCGAGGTCGCGCAGCTTATCTTCCCGACTGTCACGCAGCACCCTATCCGTATCGAGGTCCGTCAGACGCATGAAGGCGCGAGCGATGCGCCTCTGCTCTTTTGGGGCCGCGTCGTTACCGGGGGGCTTACGAAGGACCGGAACTCCGTCACTCTGACCGCAAAGGACCTGTTTTTTCAGCGTGAGAAAGCCAACTCGCGCAGGAAGTTTCAGCCTGGCTGCCAGCTCCTCCTATACGGTCACAAGTGCCGCGCGAATGTCGCGCGGTCGATGGTCTACACCAAAGGCCAGGTCATCGCGGGGGCCCTTTATATCGACGTGACCGACCAAGGCACGGCCGGGACGAGTTTTCGAGGCAGAAACCTGGCGGTCACTGAGCAGCGTCAGTTTCTGGTCGGGTCATCGATCGTAATCGGAGACAAGCGATACGAGACAGAGCGTGCACCCACGCCCTCCGCAACTGCGGCTATGCCGCGCCGTTTTCGTTTCCACGTCAGCGCGTCGGACGTGAGCGAGATCTCCGCGTTTTACGCCTCTGTCCCCGCCGGGGATAATGTCGCCATCATCATCCCGAATTGCGAGCGCACTCTGACGTGCTGCGATGAGATCCATCGCAACCACCTGAATTTCGGCGGCCAGCCTTCGATCCCCTATGAAAATCCGGTGGGGAAAATCAACACATGAATTTCCTGGCTCAGATCGGCATCGGCTTCGCGACGCAGTTCATCGGTTATCTCTTCACGCCGAAGGGCGAGGAAACTGCGTCGAGAGAGCCTCGCGAGGAGGATCAGAAGATCCCCGTCGCCGAGCCCGGCCGTGTGATCGCGATCAGTTTCGGGACAGTAATCTCCAAGGACCCGGTCGTTCTCCACGCCAGTGAGCGCAGCATGAATATCAGATACGTGAAGGCGTCTAAGAAATGACGGATCTGTCGAAAATCATCGTGACGAAGGTTGACGTCAAAAGCGTCAACTTTTGCAAGACAGGGACGCATGAGTGGCTCCGTTTGAACGGCTTCTCATCGCGAGACATGCACGATGGTATCCCTGCCGACAGGATGATCGCCACGGGATGCTCCCTCGGGGCTGCCGTCGTCGCCGCAGCGATAGAGCGCTACGAACGCCAGAATGATGAGGTGACCGACGATGGGCGGTAAGGGCGGAAAGAAGGGGCAGCCGGTCCCGGACTGGCACATGACCCTCCATTACGGCATCGCTCTCGAGCCCTCCGACGCGCTTTTCGGGGTCCGGATCGGCGACAAGTTGGCGTGGCCGCCTGCCCAGGTGGACGAGGACGGATCAGTCGAGCGCTGCCCGTCCGGCATCGACTATCTCGCAATCAATCGCGGTCGCCCCATCTCTGAGGCGATCGATCCCGCGCATAAGGAGATCATGACATCGCAGCGCAATGAGCTGATCGATGAGCCTGACCTATTCGGGGGAGACGAGACCGGGGGCGGGGGCGTCCACGGCATCATGTCCTGGATGCCGGGCGCAGCGGATCAGGTGCCGCCGGCTTATGTTGACGAGAAGGCGGGATACGCACCGGGCAAGGGTCCTGGATACCGGGGCTTCAGTTCCGCATTTTTTACCGGCGCGCGGAAGACGCTGAAACTCCGTGACGCGATGGGACTGTTCATCGGCGTAAACAGCCTGCCGACGGCCTTCAAGAAGCGAGGCTTTCTGTGGTCGTCCAATAACCCGATCCAGCCCGGCCCCCAGTTCAGGCACATGCGTTACCCGCGCGCCAAACCGCTCAGTGACTGGTGCGACAGCGTTGCCGAAATGGGTGACGCGGCAGTCGTGTCTGAGAGAAATATCTTGATCATGCCCGGCCCGCTAGACCCTGCCAGGCGGGACAGCGACGGCGATCTCATGAGATCGGGCGGCGGCTTCCCACGAGCGAACCCGGCCGCGGTGCTCTATGAACTTTACGCGACTGGAGGATATGAGACGGAGCCGAACCACGAAGTCATGGACGCTGAGACCTTCCTGACCGGGGCTCGCATCTTCTCAAAAGAGGGCATCGGCATCTCGTCCCATGACGCGAACGTCCAGGGCTTCAACGCTGTCGCTGAGAAGATTTTCGCACACGCTGGCTGCAGGGTCATCCTCGATCGTCGCACCGGGCGCTACACGATGCGCGTCCTGCGCCATCAGAGCGTTTTCCAGTCTCTATGGTCCGGCCGACCCGCGCCGCGGCCGGAGATCAGCGATTTCGTCCTGACGCCATCGAACGGCAAGATCACCAGCGAGGTGAAGTCCAGGATGCCGTCTGAGCTGGTCTCTTCGCTGACCGTAAAGTTTACGGTCGACGAGACCGAAGAGACTGGCGTCGTCAACCTGATCTCCCAGGCAGCGATCGCGATCAGCGGCGGAGCGAACGACGAGTCTCGAGACTTCTCCATGTTCCGCGACAGCCAAGCGGCGATCACCGCGGGAAAGCGCGAGCTGGCGATGTCCTCGACGCCGATGGTGACGTTTGAGGCGTCGATGAGCCGCCACGCGTGGGACGTCTGCCTCTTTGACGTGATCTCTGTCGACTGGCCGAGCGAGCCGGCGATCCACGGCCGGCGGTTCCTCGTCGCTGAGATCTCCTATGGAGATGTCCGTGATCGGGAGATCGTCGCGAGCCTCGCCGAGTATGTCGCTGACGTCACGCATCCGGACGATGTCCAGATCTCGACCGTCGCTCAGGCGCCCCGCTACGGTTCGATGACCGTCGCTCCCAAGGTCGATTTTCATTACCCCACCCCGATGTCGGCGCCGATGCTGATCGCGTCCGGCGTGCCTATGGATGCAGTCCTGACGATGGACGATGAGGAGGTGACTGAGTTCGCACACCTCATTTCAGCGCAGTCCAATCTGGACGCGATCGAGGTCTTTCAGCATCCTCAGGGAACGCAGCCCGCCGACACCGGGACTTTCATCGAGCCGACCCCGCGCGCCGTGATGGTCGACTCTCTGCCTGGCGGCGAGGCGACCTCAAGCTTCGTTTTCTACGACCTGGATTTCGGCGCTCAGGCGGCGGACGTCGACGTCGGTGACAAGCTGATTTTCGTTCGTCGCGCAATCCCCGGCGTCACCAATAACCCGATCGTCGACGTCTTCCAGTCCGGAAATTCTGGCGTCCTTTCTATCTCCGGAGACGCGCGCAAATACGCGCTGAACGAAAGCTCGGAGTCGATCACCTCGGCAGTCGGCAGCGCCGCGCTGGCGCTCGATCCTGAATCCGATACGCACGCGTCGGGCTACGGCCTTCGCCCGTATTACTGCGAAGAGATCGCGATCATCACGGACGTCGATCGGGAGACCGGCGTGGTGACGATCAAGCGCGGGATCCACGACACGTCGCCCGCGCAGATCAGCGCGGGGACGTCCATCGTCTACCACCTGAAGCGCGGCTCTCCGGTCCTCTCCGCCGGCGAGATGGCCGTCGTTTCGGGCGGGAGCCAAGCGACCGTTCTGCGCCCCGTGAACGCCGGTCAGCCTTCGAAGAAGCGCGTCAACGGCGCGCTGATCAACCCCGTCCGCAGTCTCGGATACAGCCGCGCGACGCTGCCCGCGCGGCCGGGCGCCGCGACGATTTCGGCGAACGGGCAGACGGTCTCGTTCGCGGCCGGCAAGTTGGTTCTCGAAGAGCCTGCCCCGGTCACGCTGACCTGGTCTCCGCGCAACCGGATGCTCGATGACGCGGTTCCCGCGGCGTGGGATCAGGGCCCAGTGACGCCGGAAGAGGAAGCTCTCTACTACGTCCGCCTCTTCCGCCGGATCCGCGCAAGGAAGGGCCGCCAGCTCACCCAGAATAACCCTTATCTCGGCATCATCATGCAGGGCATCCCGTCGACGTCGAACCTCGTGAAGACCTATCGGGGCATCGCCGAGACAACGTTCACGATCCCCGTGGAGGACATACTTATGGATATGTCAGATCCAAACTCCATGCGTGGATCGGGCAATTATAGCGCGCCGACAGACATTTTTGGCGGCGCGGCATACGCGGTCGAGATCGGAACTTACCGCGGCGAAATCAGCGCGAATGCATCTGCGCCCGCAAGCTTTCAAAATCCCATCCTGTTGTTCGATGTCGCCGTGGACGCGACGGGTTACGGCCTCGCATACGGAAAAGATTATGGCGGTCAATAAGATGCGAATTTGATGCCAAAGTTTCTGCACGAATGTCTCCCTTGAAACTTGATATGAACGGATCGCGAGAATGTCTTCAAAGCAGATGATCGGCCTGGGACTGGCCGCTGAATGGCCGCTCGGTGAAGACGGCTGGAATACCGGCATGGACGAAAACCTGCTGCGCCTGTCGGCGCTCGTTGGTCTGTCCGTGCCGTCCGTCACGTCCCCTCTCGTCGAAGCCGCCACCGTTCAGATCGCTCCCGTTGGACATGCCAACGCTGGTCGGATCGGTGCTTTCAAGGATGGCGCATGGTGGTGGTTCCAGCCGCTCCAAGGGATGAGAGCGCATGTCCGTGATGTGGGCCGGAGTTACGTCTACAGCGGGACCTCGTGGGTCCCGGCGAGCGAGCTTCACAGCTACTCCGTCAACGCTGCGGTCGTCGGAAATTACGTCATCTCGGAGGCAGACTTTCTGGTCGGTGCGTCGATAATCGTCACGTCGGACACTGACGTGACCGTGACGATCCCGGCCTCTTCGGGGCAGGTTTCGGCTGGATCGGATCTCGATCGTCGGCCGGTCACGATCGTCCAGAGAGGAGAGGGGAGGGTTACGATCACGGGTGAGGCCGGGGTCGTCGTCGAGTCCGCGGATGATCATTTCACGACACGCAAGAGGAGTTCGGGATGCTCGATCATGCCCGTGTCGACCTCGGAGTATATCCTGCTCGGAGACCTCGCCGAATGATCATCCCGGGCGCGCTCATCAGACGGAAAGTCGCTGGAGGCGGCGGGCCGGGTCCGGGGCCGGATCCTGAGGTCAATGTTTTGCAGGCGTCAACGATCGTCATCAGCCGAGAATACGGCGGACCGAAAGACGTCGCCGTCGTGCCCTTCACGCTTCTGACCGCGGTCAGGAATAGCCCGGCGTTGTCGATCACCCCGAAGGCAAACTTGTCGATCCTCGAGATCCTCGCCCTCAAAGAGCAAGACCGGGCTTCGGCATCTCCGAAGCACAACGCGGCCCAAGTCGGCCTGACCGCAGTCCGAAACTACGACCCCTACACACAGTCGTTCACGATCGCCCGCGCCCGGGTCATCATCATTTCCTAAAAGGAGCCCGTCATGGCTACCGTCTTTTTCGATGACTTCCGCGCCTACCCGACCCCCGCTGACATGATCTCCAACGCGGGTCTCGGTGGGCCCTACACGAGCGGCAACTCGAACTGGAGTTTCTACTCCCCCGCGTTCGTTCAGATACCGTCCCTAGCTCCCGGTAGGCCGAATGAGATCGGCTTTGATTTCGGAGGTAACTCATCAGACCTATACAGCTTCACGACGAAGTTCGCTCAGTCTCCGATGCAAGATTTCTGTTTCTCCTTCCTTATCGGAGGAAAGGCCGCGAACAGCGCTCCGAACATGATGGTAATTTTCGGAAATGAGGGTCTTTCAGACCTGTCTCTTTCCACTCTGCCAGGAGTTGCTATCGTCGTGAACGGATCCTCGTTCACGGTTTCCTACCGGATCAGAAACTCCACGACCAGCACGACGGTGAACCAGCTCGAACTGGCGACGGGCCCCACTCTCAAGGTCGGTGAGGCTTATCACATCAACGGCAAGATCTCCCACACCGCCGCCCAAGCGAGGCTGATCCTCTACATCAATGGGGTGAAGTATATCGACGTCACGTATGACCGTGACCGCATCGACAACGGTCTTCAGTCGATGGCGTTTGATCGGGTAACCCTTGGCGGCGTGTCATCCTCTGCAACCTTGAGGTCGACCTACAGAAACCTGACCTTCTACTCTGAGGATGCGAACACGCCGTTCCCGTCCAGACCCTTCCGCGCTGACGATCTCGAGCCGACTGCCGGGCAGGGTTATGACGCGCTCCGAATGGTCAACGGGCAGGCCAATGACGCCTCAGCAGTGACCATCAACCCTGGCGGACAGTTGGTTGGGACATTCGACGACCTTCCGACAGACGGTGGTGAGGTTAAAGCCCTCTATGTGCGTTCGCGGCATTTCGGCTCCGGCGGACTTGCGCCTTCCGAGCTGGACATCGAGATCCGTAACGCAGCGGGCCAGGTCGTAAGATCTGTGAACTCTGTCGTCGCGTCCGGCGTCGGAGGCGTATCTAAAAAGGCGATCGTCCCGGTGACCACGAAGGCGGACATCGACGGCCTGACCTTCCGTCTTTCTGCGAGGAGCTAAGAGCATGGCAATCATCGACGCTGACGATTTCAGGATGACCACGAGCCTTCCGCTGCTGGCCTATAACTGGCCGGTTTTCATCAGCGGGACGCCGCTCTACAACTCGAACGGTGGACGCATCGTCATCGCCCCGAATGGCGGGGCGATGGTTCGTCGCATGAAGAAGATGAGCCGTTTCTGTATCCGGTTCCTGCTAGTGACAGTTAACGGGACGATTAACTCGTCGAGGGATCTCATTAAGGTCAACCTCAACCCGGCAGAGATGCCGTCCTCATCCCCCTCTGTTTCTTCGGACACGAACCCTTCGTTCGAGTTGCGGATCAGGGCCGGCAGCGTATTCATCGCCCGTCGAGCCTATGACGCGGCCGGTAACCCGGTCGCGCAGACGCAGTCCGTCGCCGCGATCAGCCCTGGCTTCACGCCGGTGTCGAACGGCACGGCTCTCGTCGAGATGATGATCGACGAGACCGGCCCCACATCGAACGTGACGCTTGTCATCAACGGCTCGGAGGTGCTTTCGGCTGACTATCCGAGAGCGATCGGCGCGCACGCGTGTGACAAGGGCTACGGCTATCTCGGCGTCTCCGCCGGCGGCGGGTCCGGCATGATCGGGAGGATCGCAGACCTGGCGGTCTACACGCCAGAAGCCCCGACGATGTTCCCCATGGGAGAAAGGTTCTTCACGAACCTCGTCATATCAACGTCGTCGGAAACGGTGACCAGCGAGCTGGTCAAGGACGTCCCTGATGTGACCGGCATCACCGGGACAGCTATCGGGGTGGTGACGATGGTTCACGCCGATATCAACGGTGGGGCGTCTGTCGCGAACCTTGTCGTTGAGCAGATCGCGCCCGACGGGAGCGTCCACTCTTCGACGTCAGCGCGCATCGCCGCAGGCTTCCCGTCCGAGTCGATCCTGACGGCATCTGCAGAGCTGACCCAGGACCAAATCAACGCCATGCGCATCAGATACAAGGTGGAGAGATGAGCATCATCGTGAGGCCGCAGGTCAACGTCAACGCTGGCGACCTGGCGTTCTGCCCCGTCACCAACCGCGCCGGCTTTTTCAAAAGGTCCGGCCTGTCCGGAGACGAGATCGAGGTCGTCGACAATGGCGTCTACATCGTCGCCGTCATGGGCGCTGAGGCGCTCTACGTCGAGCAGCAGCTCTACATCTCGACGATCGGTGCGCCAACAACCGAGGTGACCTCAAGGCCGCTCGGGGTGATCAGGGCAGTGATGGATCATGACAACAGAACCGCTTCTGTCGAGATCAACGCTTAATCAGCATCGGACGCCGCGAATACGGTGGCGTTCGATTGAAAAATAACGCATCGACCCGGATTATAGGAGGGAACAAAGGGCGAACATAGGTTTCGTCATGGACGGGACCCTCCTATGCACGGCATCTTCCGCATCATCGCTCATCACACCGGCGGCGCGCATATCGCGAATGCGACTGATCTGGCCGCTTATCATGACCTGATCCAGGGCGACGGTTCCGTCGTTGCGGGAAAGTTCCCGATCTCCGCAAATGCGGGAAAGATCATTGGGAATAACTACGCGAAGCACACCGCCCAACTGAATAGCGGATCGCTCGGGGTTTCGCTTTGCGCGATGAAAGGGGGCCTCTGGAGCGATCCGTTCTCATGTCCCTACTTCCCGACCCTGACGCAGGCTGACGCTCTCGTTGATCAGGCTGCGCGCCGCTGCATCGAATACGGGATCGACGTCACCCGCGAAGAGGTCCTGAGTCACGGGGAGGTGCAGATCACCCTGAAGGTGAAGCAGAAGCAGAAGTGGGACTTCGACTACTGCATCTGGCGGATCACCAAATCTCGTGACCCTATCTACCTCGGCGACGCGTTCAGGGAGCGCGTCAAGGACGCGATCATGCGTCTGCGCTCGTCGATCATCACGCCGCCCAAGCCCTCCCTCATCCGCACGACACAGATGCCCCTCACGCGCCGCGGCGCGACGGGGATGCACGTGCGCGCTCTGCAGAGCGCCCTGGGCCTGAAGGTCGACGGCGTCTTCGGTCCCAAGACGGAGGACGCGGTCCGCGCCTTCCAACGCAAATCCCAGCTCGTCCCGGACGGCATCGTCGGCCGGATGACGTGGACCGCCCTCCAGCTTTAAGGAAATGAGATGATCCAGATCCTCAACGACAACGCGCCCGCTCTCACCTCCATCTTTGCGACTTTGATGACCATTCTGATCCTGCGCATCGAAGCCGGGCTCAAGGCAAGGAACGGCAAGCAAACCGAAGCCCTCGACAGGCAGACGCTGCAGAGCGCTCTCCAGACCGGAGCCGAGCTGGCCGTCGCCGTTGCGCGCAAAGACGGCAAAGCGATCGCGGCCGCGTCAGAAGACCTGATCGCCATCGTCCTCGGCCACGTGCGAGATGGCAGCCCCGACGCGCTGAAGGGCATCCCGCAGGCTCAGGGCCAGGTCCTGAAGAACCTCGCGACCGTCGCCCTGCAGCGCCAGATCGACAAGTCTCTGGTCATCGAAGGGGCAATCTCGCCCTCAGGCATCGTCGAGCTGGCCGGCGCGGCCGGCCAGCTCACCAACGCGATCGTCAGGAAATAAGATGTCGGAAGGCGATGACAAGAAGAGGGGGATGATCCCCGGCGCCCAGTTCTTTCTGGACAGGCTCTGGATATGGGCGACGGGAATCTTCTTCTCGATGATCGGTATTGTCGGCCTATCGATTTTCACCCCGATCGGCACGAACCTCGTCAAGATCTGGAGCGCGCCCGCGACGCTGAGCGCGGTCCAGATGGATCTCACGAAGCTCAGAACGGAGATCAACGCGGTCACCGGTGACAACAGGGTCATCCGGCAAACGCCGGGGCTGAGCTATGTGACGGAGCCAGTTCACGTCGGAGAGCCGGTGGTCCTGAACCTGGTCGCAGAAAGAACGCAGCTCGGCGCAAATTGCGTCCTGATGTCCGCACAGAGCCTGTTCACGGAGAGCGGCGGGGTCATCACGCCGGGATCTCCCGTAATCCCTGCGAGACAGATCGGCGAGGAGCAAACGAGGATGAGGATCCTGATCACGCCACCTGATAATCTCCAGCCTGGGCGCGTCGAACTCTATCTCGCTCTCGAATATGAGTGTGAAGGGCGTCGCGTCATGGATAAGACAGATACCGTCGTCTATTCCCTGATGCCGGCCAAATAGGAAGGACCGGCCGCGGCTATCGCCGGACCGGTCCAATTCCAACCAACCTTCTCAGATCGAGAAGAGTGGGTTACCAGCCCACACACCGTAACCTAGTCTCTTCGATAAAATTTGCAAGAGTCGGGAAGCCTAAAAAGCTTATTATTCGCGCGTGCTTGGCTTTATTTTCACTGATCAAACGGCATCGAATTCGGCTCCGTCAACGGCGACCGAGCTTCCTGATATGAATGCTGTGATTTCCCTCATTGCGGGCCTTAGAAGCTGGTCGATCGCTTGATGTGTGACGCCCTCATCAGCCGCGATGTCTTTTAGTTTATACCCCTCCAGGCGCTTCAGGACGCATCGCCGCTTGCGCTCAGACAGGCTCTTAAACGCCTCGACGACGCGCTCCTGGAGCCTCCGGCTGTCGATGACGTCCTCGATGTCGTCAACCTCGTCAATGACGTCCTCGAAGTCGGATGAGACCATCTCGCGGTCGCTCGCCGCCGCGTAGTGCTGCCGTGAGACGATCCCGATGAAGCCGCCGATTGTCATCCCCGATCCTGGTCGGAACCGCCTGATCGCCTTCAGGGCGAGGATCGAAGCCTCGCTCATACAATCGCCGAAATCCTGGCCGTCACTGATCGCTTTCGACTTTCGATAAAGCCGTGACGCGACTTTCGCGATCAGCGGGTCGTATCGTCGGAGAAGTTCCGCCTCAGACCTCGATTGCTGATTTCCGCCTTGCAGCATGGCGATAAGTTCGAGGTCCGTCAGATGCTTCATGCTGTCCCGCCCTGTTCCATGAGGAACAGATAGTGAACATAAAAGAGAAAGTCGATGATTCTCTGTCGTATTTGATCCATAAAGAAGTTAAAAAAGCGTCGATCATCCTTCGTTGTCTGAGAAGCGTTTCACAGGTATCATATAGGCATCCCTAAGAAAGGTGTGACGATGATCGATATCCTTGGCGGTTATGAGGATCCCTATGCTGACGGGGAGTATCTCGAGGCAGACGACATGCCGATCGAGATGGTCCTGGCGGACATGCGGCTCGGTGAGATCGTCGAGCGGGACGGCGAGATGTGGACGCTGATCTCTCGGCCGCCGATGAACGTCGAGAAAAAGATCCTGTCGGGCAAGCCGAGAGAGAGGGACGAGTTCCGGAAGCTCGCCGCCGTGCCGATGCGCCTGGCGCACGCGACCTGCGAAGACGCTATCCTCTACCCGATCAGCATGATCCACAGGTCGGCGCCCTGGATGCGAGAAGTGACGACGATTTTCATGAACGACCTCCTCGCGAACCTCGAGCAGGGGCAGCCGTGGCATCACATCCAGCCGACGATCATCCTCGGCCCGCCGGGCTGCGGCAAGACCACCTACGCTCATGACGTAGCGAGGCTCCTCGGCATGACCTGCGCCAGGATGGACGGGACGTCGATGGGTGCCGGCTTCGAGATCTCCGGCCTCGACGTGTCTTGGGGAAGTTCTCAGGCGGGCATGCCGGTAAGGACGATGGTCAGCAACAGGTCCGCGAACCCGATGATCATCATTGACGAGATCGAGAAGGCGTCTTCCTACAGTCAGCAGCACCGCGGAGACACGATGAGCGCGCTGATGCCGCTCCTCGAACCGGCGACCGCGGAGGCGTGGAGGTGCCCCTATCTGGACGCTGAGGTCATCATGAGCCGCGTGTCGTTCCTGATGATCGCCAACGACATCAGGCCGCTCAGCGGGCCGCTCATGGACCGCTGTCGCGTGATCGAGGTGAGATCCCCGACCGGCGCTGAGCTTGAAGCATACGTGAAAGAGAAGATCGGCAGCATCGCGGCACCTTCGGTGCTGGATGCAGCCTTGGGGGTGATGAGAAAGAAGGGTTCCAGTCTTCGGTCTGCGCAGCGTCTGTGTCAGCGGATTGAACAGGCGACGAGGGATGCGGAAAGGAAGATGCGGTCTCACTGAGCCCGGATTTGTCAACGACCCCCCAAAATGTCAACAAGTGTCAACAAGGGTCGTTGACACGTTTTTTCCAACCAGGCTTGGCAAAAACACACTTTGTCAACGTGTCAACAAGGAAATGAGAAAGAGTAGTAAGGAAAAAGGAAGAAGCCTTACTGTCATATCCTCCTCCTGTTTTCTTATAGAGCCAACTGCTCGAAATCCCAAAACCCGTTGACAAACAACGTAAGCAACTGATTTGGAATGATAAAAACGTCAACGAGGGTCGTTGACACTTGTTGACACGGGCCAGATGGCGTTGACAAATCATTCCAACCCTTTGTTTTTAATAAGTATATCGCCGGGAGGGGGTCGTTGACATTTCCGGGGGGCTGTTGACAGACGACCCAATAAGAAGGCCCGGCGAGAGCCGGGCCGCTTTTCATACGAAAATTTACAGAAGGGTCGGCATCATGTCCTGCATGCACGAACCGTATAACCCGGCCGATCCGGAGGATCGCCGGAGAGTCATCGCGAGTGCTGTAGCGAGCCAGCGCGTCGAAGGGCTGGAACTTGACGATGAGAGCCTGGCTGACCTGGAGAAATTCGTTTCCGGGGCGATGTCTTTGAGCGACGTGAAAAAGAGTGCCTTAGCGCGTTTCACCGCGCCAGACCCGACCTGATTATCTCAGACGGGCTGAAGGTCGCCGGAGAACGGCAGCAAAGCCTGTCCGTAGTGTTCTCTTGTCATGACGATCTTCCGCCTCAAGCCGGCAACGGCGTCCTCAAGCTCGCGCAGGATGCGCAGCTGCATCATCTCGGAGATGTCGTCATCGTAGGTCGTCCTGGACAGGACGGCCATGTCGACCAGCGCGTCGATTAACGGCGGTGAGAACGGCTTGTCCCTCATCGTCATGATCATCGAGATCTCTCGCTCAAGCGCCGTGTCTCCGCGTCCCAGCTTGTCTGCGACCGAAACGTATACCTCATACGCAGCGTCGTGTGCCTGCTGCAGCTCCTGCCTGACGACGTAACCAGCCGCCTCCACCTGATCTCTCATGTCATTTTCCAATCTGCGCGATGCTGAAAAGCATTTGTGCGCAGATACGTCGTTATTCAATAGTCATCCGCGATGTCTTTCATGCGCGACCCTCGTCGATCAGCGTGAGGATCGCCCGCAACATCTTCTCGTGCTGCACGTCACCGGTGGCCGACCATCTCCCCAACGTGGCCCGGGTCACGCCGACGCGCGGGGCCAGGGCGTAAATCGTCATGTGATGCCTCGAAAGAAAGCTTCTCAGAACTTCTGAGATCTCGCGCGGATCGCTGATCGGTGGGTCGTGCCGAGCCCCATCTCCCATCACGTGCACCTCCTGCCTTTTCGGCATCGTAGGACACAATCGCGCGCTGAAAAAGAGCCGAACGCAAGCAGCCACCAGGATGCTGATACCCCATTCCAGGCACTAATACGGAGCGAGTGGCGATTTTTCAACGCACAATTTTAACAAAACACCATCTTTTTTGTTGCGCGATGCCAAATGATAGCTATCTGAGAGGTATCCACCAACCGAACCAGAGAAGAAGACCATGAAAAGCAAATTCCACTCTAGCGAGATAGACGCCGTCGATATCGAGGCAGAGATGACCTCTATCGAGACGAAGATGCTCCAGATCGTTGCCCGTCTCGGCAGGCTTCAGGCGATGACGATCCTGCCGCGGCACGAACCGCTCGTCCTCCGCGCTCAGTCTATCGTCAGGACGTCCCGCGCCTTGTCAGACGAAGTCGAAAGCATCTGCCACGAGCTGAACGTCGACATCGAACCCGAAGCCGAAAATGGCGTGGAAGAGCCTCCGATCGAGTTCTTCAACTTCGGCCCTCGTGTCGTCGGCAGGACGGCTACCGGAAATCAGATCCTGAGCAGGGATCCGGAGCAGGAAGCCTTTGTGAGCGCGCTGGCGGAAAGCATCGAGAAAGACATCCCGATGATGCCTTACGGCATGCCGATGCACTGCAAAATCTGAACTCAAGAAGATCCGGGCCCGCTGCGGGCCCGGGATACCGACCACCAACCGACCAGCAAAAATCAGATCAAGGAATACCGACATGACCAACGACATCACGATCTCCCGCGAAGCGGCAGTAGCGATCTGCACGGACCTCCTTTCGGGACTGATATCCGGCGAGCTGCCGGCGCGCTTCGAGAAGGCTTTCAGGGCTTGCCCGCCGCGCGCAGCACGCAGCCTCTCCAGCCTTCTCATCTCTGTCGATGGTGCCGTTTTCGCGCCCGCATACATCGGCGAGCCGGAGAGCGATCTGCGCAACATCAAGGCGCATTTCGCCTCGACAATGGGATCCATCGGGAACCCCTTCGATCCCCGAGTTCAGATCGTCATATCCGCATACACGAAGGCCGCGATCCTCTGCGACGAGGACATCATCACGTCCTACGAAGAAGTGAGGATCGCAGCGTGAGAGACGCAGTCAGTCCCGTAAACAGGAAAGGGATCCGGTCGAAAGACCGGGTCCGTGACCTCGGGGAGGTTTTCACTCAGCCCCGAGAAGTTGACGCGATGATAAAACTTGTCGTCGACGGGATGATAGAAAATGGGGAAGGGCCCGGCGAGATCGTCCACTCCACATGGCTCGAGCCGACGTGCGGAAACGGAAATTTCCTGTGGGCGATCCTTGAGCTGAAGGCTCGCGCGATCGAACAGGAAAATCACGAAACCCCGCACGGCGTAGATCTTAGCATCCGTCTTCTTCAGGCGATCTCATCGATCTCAGCCATCGATATCAGCCCAGAGAACGTAGGCGAAGCGCACGTCCGAATTCTCCGTCATGCGATCGGCTGGCACCTCTATCTGACAGGCTCTGAGCCTGGAAAGCAGTGGGCGATCACATGCTACGACATCATCAAGCACAAGATCGTCGTTGGGGACTTCCTGAACCGCTGCGGCGTCCTGCACGAAGTCCACGTCTCTGATGACGGTGTGATCGTCATCAAGCCTCACGATTTCACCACCCTTCATCCCGGAATCAAAAAGGCCCCCAAAAAGGCCAAAAGAAAGGCCAGGAACGATGTGTAGCCGCATGGACCGCCACGATCTGCTCCGGTCGCTTGAGCAGAGCCTGATGGGCTCAAGCCCCCCTGAGGGCGTCGCCTATTCGATCGAACAGGACGCCAACGGCGTCCTCGTGACCGCGATCTATGACGCCGACCGCGGATACACAGACGAGCCCTGGTCGTGCCTCGATATCCCGAACCATTCGACGTCAGGCATCGAGAACTCGGGTCGCGGGACGATCTACAGCTGGGTCAGATATCTGACCAACTGAAACGAAGTTCGGGGGAACTCCGCGCCGGCCGGACGCCGGAAAAAAACGAAAAGAGAGACAAGATGTCAAACTTCAAGATGAACGGTTTCCAGCACCCCCTACTCGACCAGAACCTCGGCACCGTCGCACTGGCGGTGAGCGTCGAAGGCGCCCTCCTGTCTATCGCGGCGACGATGATGCAGGCAGTCATCGACGAGACGGTCAAGCCTGACCTCGCGATCGAGGGGCTCCCTCAAAGGCTCATGATGGCCCTCGGGGCAGTCGAGGAGGCCGTGGAGCACTACTCTGAGGCGATGGACGAAGCGGAGGAGGAGGCCCGCTTCGAGATCACCGAAGAGGGTCAGGAGGCCCTGTGTCGCCATGCCGTTTCTGAGAGCCAGGATCGCTCCAACTATCAGCGTGCCCGGTCTGCGCCTGTAAGTGAGATCATCCGCATCGTCCCCGGCGTGAAGCCTGCCGAATTTACGCCAGAAGAGGCCAAGGAGTTTGAGAACTGCCTGTCCTTTCTGGGGGCTCCTGGAACTCTCCATCCTATCTTCGAGCCGGGCACGATGCTGACTGCCAGAGGCGTCGATCCGATCACGGCTTCCGAGCTGGCACAGGAGCTGGAGATCCGCTTCACGTTGATCCTTGATGCTGTCGCCTTTTTCGGGGTTCCTGCAATCAGGATTGAGGACGGCAAAATCTTCTACGACCGCGAGGAGGTGATGAACGTTCTCCGGGAAGCGGGTCTTGGTGATCTCATCGACCGTAGACAGAAGACCAAAGTCAAATTTCTCTGTGAGGACGCCTACTCTCATGGGTTTGATGGCGACCGCGTCTACGAAGGCGAGATCTCAAAAGCCCTTTGTGGCAACAAGGAAAAGCTTTCCGCCGTCCTGCAGCGCATAGTCCCGGTCGCCGATTTCGAAGGTGAGGCGATCTACTCCACCAATGATGTGGTGCGTGGTCTTCTCGCCGTTTCGATCGATATGGATGAAGCCCTCCCTGGGCGCCCCCCCTATTTCAATCCCAGCAAGAAGCTGAGATCCTTTACCTCTGGGATGGTATCCGTAAACGACCTCGCAAAGAAGCTCGGCTTGGGCTTCACGACGGTCAAAGACGCTCTTGATGATGGAGGGGTTCCGGCTCTCGCCTTCAGCGACGGCAAGGCGTTCTACAGCCTTGAGGTGGCCATGGCCGCGCTTCGCAAGAGCCCCATCGGTGATGTTATCGCCCGCCGAGAAAAGCGTGACTGACCTGCCTCCGGGCCCCGCCAGGGGCCCGGAAACCCACACCCCCATCAGCAGAAGTCAGGACAAGCCATGAACACCCTCCCGCAAACTCTCTCATCTAATCACCCAAATTCTATCAACGGAGCGCGGATGTGCCTCCTGGAAGGGCTACAGGATCGCGATCTACCTGAGGTATTCTATTTCGTTTACTGCCGAGACGTTCACCGCGCTCAGAGGTCTTTCGAGTGTCTTATTTCCAAGATTCAGGGAATGTCCTTCGGTCTGGGTGACGTATCCCCGTGGTTTATGATGGCGAGGTTACGCGAGTTATTTCACTACGCAGTTCGTGAGATCGGGGATATTCGGGACCCGCGCATCGCCGAGCTTGTCGACATCTTTATCGAGGTTGCCGTGGAGATCGATCCGGACTTCCTGGCCAACTTTGACCACTCTGGTCTGCGCTCATTCGAAGAGCGGACAGGGTTGAACGAAGAGAGGGAAATCAAAGAGGTAATCCAACGGATAAAGAGAGGCCCCTATGATTTTTGAGCGGCCTCCTCAGGCGCACCACGTTTCACTTATGGCGTATGACACATCCAATCTTCAAATAGGATTACCTTGATACGCTTCGATGTGGTATACTCCTGGTAATTACACCCATCGAAGGGGTCATCATGACCAGGCAAAGCCTTATCTCGTCCATTTGTGGCGCAGCTGCCGTTGGCTGCCTTGTGATCGGCATGGGTCATATCATGCACCAGAGCAGTCTCGGTGCGGGTCTTCAGCCGGGCAAAACCGTCTCCGTCCTCGTCACGTATGGTATCCTGACGATCGTTTTTTGCATGGTGGGAAATCACGGCGTTTTCGCGACCTGTTGCGCCGTCGTGTGCGGCCTCGTCGCAATGATCGCCAGGGCAGCTCTTATCGTCCTTGGTATCCCGCTCCTCATCATCGCGATCGCCTCCTTCGTCATGGGAATGGGAGTTGGCGTCGAAAACCCCATGCTGATCGTCCTGGCCCTGATCGCATTTCTGGCCGCCCCCACTTTCATTTTCTAATGGACGGACCGATGGACTGGGACGAGGAAGGCTTTGCGGAAGCCGCGGTAGATTTCGGCCGTGATTTTTACGAGTTCAGAAATAGCGGGAAGATGAGCCCTGTTCCTGAGCATGCTGTCCGCATCGCTTTTGCGATGCGCGAGATCGAGAAGGCCAAGGAAAACGTGGGGGAGATCAGGCTGTCTCATCCTGGCGACGAGATCAGAGCTATCGGGCCGCTCAGGCTGATCTCAGAGGAAGCGCACCAGCGCATCTCATCCGTTGCTCTCGAGTTCGACGACTGTGAGAGCCCCTTTTTCATCATCTCCGCTCAGATGATCATCTCGTCGATCCTGAGCCGGATCTACGGCTACGACGATCATGACGCGATCGTCATGGAAGATCTCGCTTCCGTATCCTGTTCCGTAAGCCTTTTTGATCTTGGAGGCATGAAGCCCGAGCAGAAAGGTAATCTCTCGCTGGAATTCGGGTTCGATATCAGCAGACACGATGATCCGGAGAGCAGAAATGTCCGAGCGATATTGTCTGAGGCCGATGAAGGGAGAGCCAGGATCGAGGTGACAAGAGAGATCGAAAGGATCCACCTGTCGAAGGCTTCCGTCGGGGACAAGTAAAAGGCCGCCCTTGGGGGCGGCCTTCTCAATTCTGGTCATTGGTCTCTCTGATCGAAATCACCCGCCAAGGGCGTTTTTGATCGAGCTATCGATGTCCCTGACCTGCATAAACATCCTGAGCGGCTGAGACTCCATCGGCTCAAATCCGAACTGCGTGTAGATCGCAATCCGGTTCCGGACCTTCACGTCATCACCGCAGTCCAGAACGTCAAGCATGACGATCGCAAGGCCCATCTCTTTTGATGCTCTCTTGATCGAATAGAGCGCGTCGACGAGGAGATCCTGGCCGATGCTCTGCCCCCTATACCTTTCATCACGACCGATCATCGAGATGAAAGCCGTGGGGATAGACCCGTGTGACGGCGCCGTCCTGGAGAACTTTTTGGGAAGGTCCTTATAGTCCGTAGCGTGAGCGTTCAGCGCGTAAAATCCCAGCAGATCGCCCTGCCGGTTCACCATAACTCGGACACGGATGTTGTCCGACCGGTCAAGTTTTCCGGCGGTTTTGTGGAAAAAGTTGTCTACTTGCTGGACGCCGCAAGAAAAGCCGGCGCGATTATGTGTGGCGTTAAGATTTTCGGTGAAAAACTCGTTTTCTTGTTCTTGTGCAGGCTCGGGTGCATCGGCTTTTCCCCCCCCCCCCGGGGGGGGCCCCCCCCC